TTAAATATCCATCTTTGCAAATTGTGTCATTTCTTCGGCCATCCCTTCCGGGGTGCCGGCGTATTTGTTCAACCACTCTGCAAAATGAAAAGTAAGATAGTTTTTTAAGTTTTCTAAATTTTCTGGTTTTGCTGCTATTTCTTTAATGGCCGCTATAAAAACTTTCGCGGCCTTTTCTGCGTCTTCAGGCGCATAAGTTACCTTGCAAGAAATACCGCCGCGGCAGATAAATTCTCGATCTTTTCCGGCGTGCTCACATTTGCTTTTGCAATTCCTGCAATTATCATAGACTAATTGATTTTTTAATGTTTTCATTTTTCGTTACCTCCTGATTTTTGATAAAAGGCATCTGGGGCGATGCTCCCCGGTCTGGTTTATGTTTTGCGGTTTTTCTGCCGGTTTGCCGCCGCCGGTCTTGTTCTGGCTTTCTCGGTTCCCAGTCAACGCCCTTTTCCTTTTGCGGTCTGAAAAGGGTAAATCCTCCGAAAACCGCCGCCCGTAGTGATCGGGCTGGCATCCTCTGCGGCGGTCAGATTTTCTTGTTCTGTATGTATCTTTTTGCTTCTTCCTCGGTATCAAAATTAGCACTTTCATAAACAATAAATGCCTTCATTGTACACCCTATTATTCCAGGAAAAGGTTCGCCGCCATTATGCCTGATTCCCTTTTCTGCCACAAATTTGCCACGACTATTCTTTCTTATTCTCCATTCCATAATAAAATCGTCCTTTCTGTGTATCGCTCATGGCTGATAGCCTCTGCCACGGTTAGGCTGTTAATGTCTGCATCAGCTTTTCACGTTGTCCCTTGACTATTTCTCGTGCTGTTTTTTCGTCAATTCCGGAAAACTGCGCTATTTTCTTCGATACGGTCATAAATGCATCAAATTCATTTTTATACGCTCGGTCAATGTAGCTTCATATTCGGCGTTTCCTGGCTCTCGCACATAATCTGCTTCAGCATGATTTGCGATTTCTTCCAGTCGCTCCAGTTTTAAAAGATTTTTATAAATTTCATTTAACATATTGTTTTCCCTTTCTCGCCTGCCTCATCAGCGCCGGGAGGCGATCCCGCAGCGGACGGGGTAAGTTCCCCGTTTCGGCTAATCTAAGCAGCTTTCATAACTGATTGCGTATTGCGTTCTCAGTTTTTCAAAAGCTCTTTTTGTTACTGTATAGTTTTTTATGCCGTCCCTTGTAGGTTCATTTTCTGTTATCCCGCGCCCTTTTAATTCAAGGGAAGTTTTTAGCCAGTAGTGACTGCCGTAATAACAAAGGCCGGCTTCGATCTTACATCCTTCCGGTTTTTCCTGTCCCATTTCCGGGGTGTAAAGGTAAGTACCGGGCTTGTCTGCTTTCTGCGGTTTCTGTTTTGAAGGCTCTGCCAGTTTTAAACGTTTCTGTCTGCCAATCCGGCGGAGCGTGTACATCTCGGTTTCTGTAATGTTTCCGTTGTTGTACAGATTTTCGATTGTCTCCAGATATACATTACAAATTTCCATACTGTCGCATACCTCAAAGAGTGCAGATAAATTATTGTAGCCGTTTGTGTGGCTGATTTTATTTGTTGGGAATTGAATTATTTTACACATATTTTTCATCCTTTCTAGTGGTTCGTTATCTTTATCTTGGTTATATTATATAACGCTACGGTATATAAAACAAGATGGAATAGTGAACAAATTTATAACGCTACTATATAGATTGATTTGTGTAACATGTATAAAGCTACGATATAAGCGAAATATCATTGACAAAAGGAAGATATAACGCTATCATAATATATAGATACGATATATAAAAAGGTGGTGGTTTTATGCCAGTATCAGAAGCGCAAAAGAGAGCAACGGCAAAATTTGAAAAAGAAAGATATGATAAAATTTTGACCAGATTTCCAAAAGGAACCAAAGAAAAAATTTTGTCTACTGGGGCGGAAAGTCTGAATAGTTTTATTATTTCTGCGGTAAATGAAAAAATAGAAAGAGAGGCGTTAAAAAATGAGTAATAGAGAAAGAGCGCATCAATTGTTAGACAAAGTACCGGAAAATAAAATAATCTATATTCTAGGAATATTAGAGGGCGCAACAATCCCAGAAATTGAAGAGGTAGAGCCAGACAAATGGGATTTAAAAATGATCGAGGAAGCCAAAAAAGAAAATGATGGAACAACAATATCCTTTGACGAATTGCTGAAAAAAGAGGGGCTGACCTATGCAGACTTACAAGATTAAATTTGAAAAGGCGGCTCAAAAATTCCTGGATAAGCAGCCCAAACCGCAGCGTTTGCGACTGTATAAAGCCATCTATAAATTACCAGATGGAACTGATATTAAAAAACTAAAGGGGCAAGAAAAATATCGTTTGCGCGTGGGAGATTATCGAGTATTGTATATAACAGATAACGGTATAAAAGTCATAACCATCGAAAATATAGACAATCGCGGAGACGTGTATAAAAGACTTTAGCGGGGATTTCTCCCCGCTTACTTCGTGTTCTGACTGTTTCTTTTTGGTTTAATTGCAAAATTCTATTTCTGTATAATTTTCTCCGGTTACATCTGATAAAAATGCCAAAATCCCGGAAATTGTGAAATCGTATTTTGTAAAATCAAAGCCATTTTCCCGGATCCTATAGGCGTAGTCCCTGCCGGTTCCTTCCTCGTCTCTGTATGTTCCGTCAACGTGCAGGGCGTTCTTTTGTGCTATTCTACAGCCTGTTTTCCCGTTCTTTTTCTGGTATACTTCCATACGGTCATATCTGCCAAAATCGGCCACAACTTCAATCCCGTCTTTATCCGTAAATTCTGCCCGTACTCGATAATTTCCAACGTCGGAGACGTTTTCGGTTATAAAATCCATACCCATTTTCTTTAATGTAATTTTCATTGCTTTTACCTTTCCACCCTGTTATACTCAGGGTGCCTTTCTTTTTTTGATTGGTGCCGGTTCCGTGTGTGCTGTCCAGGCTTTGCGGTTCCGGCTTTTTGTTTGCTGTTCTTTATGTTTATATAATACACGATAATAGATGAAAAATCAATTGGGATAATACACAAAAATAGACGAAAATAAGAACCGGTTATTTGTAAAAATAGTACATAAAAATAGACGTTGACGAAACAAAAAAAATCTATTATCATATATAGAGAAAGAAGGTGTTGAATGTGGCTAATTATGGCGAAAATGGCTATATAGATTTCTCTAAATTGTGGGCTTTGATAGAGAAAAAAGAACTGAATAAGCAATGGTTAAAAAATAACGGAATCCACTCAAATACAGTTGCGAAGCTGACAAAGAACGAAAATGTAACTTGCGAAGTTATATGCAATTTATGCAGATTGCTTAACTGTCAGCCTGGGCAGATCATGGAATATAAAAATAAATAAAATACATGAAAATAGACTATTGACAAGTACACGATAATAGACTATAATATAATTGTCAAGAGGGAAACCGAAAGACAATATCCGGGCAAGCGGAGAAAGGAGAGCAAGATGGAAGATATGAGCGTTTTTAAAAGTTATCTGAGGAGACTGTTGCAGGACTTGAAAGACTTGAAGGAAGCTATCAAAAACGGTGAAACTGAAAAGGCCGAAAGGATGGTTGATAAGCTTATCGACGATACCCAGAAAGGTATCGAAGACAATTAAAAAAGAGCCTAACGGCTCAGGGAATCAAGGGAGGGCGGGCTTGCCACCGCTCCCCGACAAAGAAAGAATATCACAGAGGTTAAAATAAATCAAGACCGGCAGAGCCGGGGAAAGGTGGAAATTATGACAAGACACGGGGAAGAATTTGAATTAACGGAACAATTTTTAAATGATATAGCTCTTTACATGGATGATGAAAAACGGGAGCAGGTACATGATGAGCTTGCACCGTGCGAACCAGAGGAATTTTTAAAGCGGTATTTGGAACTCGATCCAGATTTTGAGGATGTTTTAAAATCAGAATTTAGTATAGAGTTGTAATTTATTAAAGACACAGGAGCAAATTTTCTGTTCCCGTGTCTTTTTTATGATTAGAGAGGATATAATAAAGAGATACCGTATCTATACCGTATGTATACCGTATGCATACCGTATCTATACCGTATCCATAGGGTATCTAATTTACTGTTACTGTATATATATCTATTGTTTTAATGTATTATATTGTTTTTCTTATAAAGCATATAATAAATTGAAAATATATACTATTGACAGATAAAGAAGAGTATGCTATGGTTTAGTACAAGAAAATTAAATAGGGAAAGTCGCATATAGAGCTAGGAAGCACCTTCGGAGCCTTGAGAGGACAGGCACGGGTAGCTTATTCCGGCTCTTTTTTTGCTTTCTGGAGGTTTTGAGGAATGAAAGAATTTGAATGTATGTATGATAAATCAGGCGAGTGTCAGCAGGGCGGATTGCCCGGACTGGATGAATTGCGATAACTTGCAGAGGGCAGAGGATTGTTGATATAACGAATTAACGTAGCAAAGTGTGGTGTATATGATTAAAACATATTCAGGGGAAGAGGTTACCGAAAACAGAATAGAGACGCTGTTTATAGATTATTGCCAATACAATAATCTATCAGAGCAATTGGAGAATAGGGATTTAAATGACAATGATGCATATTGTATATGGCATTATATATATAATAATCTCTTTAAACCTGATAGAGATACAATAAGGGTAAATAATAAAACCAGTAAATTAGATTATAGTGATATATATACATTACATGATATTTTAGATATTTATATAGAGCTATGTTTTAGATACAAAATATTGCCAATAATAGAGGATTTTTGTACCTTAACAGGTATAGCAAGAGATACCTTGTATAGTTGGGAAAAGGGAGAATATAGGGAGGCAGAACCAGAGGCAAGCTTTAAACACTCCGACATAATCAAAAAAATTCGTGAAGCGTCCAAAAGAATGGGGCTGAAAGACTTGCATGATAATGCTATAGGGCAGCAGAGTCTTGCTAATAACTGGGAGGATATGGGACTTAACTTTACGCAAAAGGGGATACAAGCTCAGGCAGATGCATGGAGCAAGCCCATGCTAACCAAGGAGGAAGTGCATCAGATAGCACAAGAGGCGTTGCAGTATAGCACAGAGGAGCTGATCGGACAGCTTCCGGATGAGTAATAGTCAGATAATAATAAAGATAAGACAAACAATAAGAACAATTCCACATTAAAGTAAAATACGTACAAAACGAAAGCAATAAATTAAGCAAAATGCATAAAATAATCAATGAATCTATACGAGAAACATAAGTTTGTCGTATAGATTAAAGCAGAAAGAAATTAGAGAGAAAGATATTACAGAGTACCTTGTTCACGGTGGCGGGGGTCTACAGGGAGTACTTGCTGAGCCGGAATGACCTCTCCAACCACCCGAAAAATAAAAAAGCCCTTTACATAACCCATTTCAAATTTTTTTAAAAACAAAAAAAGGAGTAATGAATCATGCAAATTGAATTACACAAAAATCCAAACGGTGACACAAGGACAGCCCCGAAGGGTATAACTTTCGAGCAGTTCCAAGAGGCAAACTGCAGTCATATGACAGATGTTGCTGCTGTGATGGGTCAACTTTGTTGTATGCTTAGTAGGAATGGCGAAAGGCATGACTGGACGAAAAAGAAGTATGAAAAGATGTTTTACAACAACTTCCTTGCAACAATAAATGTTGGAGCAGACTTTGTTTCCGGAGAATGGTATCAGCTCCACATCAATGAAGAACGCCATCATTTGTTATCCAGATGCCCGGAGGATGTAAATCTTCTGGACGTGATCGAGATGATTGTTGATTGCGTCTGCGCCGGGAAGACCAGGAGCGGAGAAGTTCGGGAACTGGAAATCAGTTCAGAAATTTTAAATAAAGCATTTCAGAATACGGTCAAACTGGTTGATGATATGACTGTGGTTAAGTAGAAAAAGCTATGGACATGGAAATAATTAAAAACACTTTATTCGACATAATAGCGGTTATAGGATTGGCTGCTATATCACTGATGATATTCTGGTGGCGGTTGGAAATGTTGAACCGGATATTCAAGTTTTCTAAAATCGTTATTATGGGGCTTGAATATATGCGTAATAAGAAATTGTATGATTTAAGTGATAAGCTGATTGTCTCAAAAACCGGCGAAATTGTAGGTTCGTGTGTTATTGACTTGGACGAACAGATAGCGATACTTAAAAAGGCTATTCAGAACAGGGAAAGTGTAAAATCCCTTCGAGAAAAATACTCAAACAAGTAATTTTTATCACTTCACAAAAGATAAAACCCATTCGGGCGAAAATTCCAATTTAAAAATTTTTCAAAAACAAAAAAGAGTTACGTCAACCGCAGATTTTGGATATGACTGCTAATCATAAGACCTATGGCGTAATGAATCATAGTTTCCTGCACTGCAATTTAACAAGCGTATAATTTGGGATTATAAGAGCGAAAAACAGGAAATGTAAAAGAAAATAACAAAGAGTTCCGCTAACAGCAAGAATGAAAATATGCATGTTAAGCCGTGTGTCGCAAGTTCGAGTCTTGCCGGTTCTGGAAAGGACTGTAGCTCAGTGGGTAGAGCAACGAAATTTCAAATGGCGGAATGTTTGGGGGCATAGCTCAGTTGGGAGAGCGCATGACTGTTAATCATGTTGTCGAAGGTTCAATCCCTTCTGTTCCCGCTTTGGTTCTCATACAGCAAAAATTAAGATGTGTCATTGGTTCAAGTCCAATCATTTCAGAAATGGAGTGTCGCCCAGTTGGTAGGGCAATCGAATTTATATTTTGAGAACTGTAAATTAAGTGGTACGCAGCAACAGCAATCATCAAAGGTAAACAATTTGTCTGCAAAACAAAGAGGATGTGGTTCGATTCCGCAAAATATGCGTACTGTAAAGCAACTAAAAACCTGTGTTCACGCCTGCAGCAATAGTACAAGATGGCTATTTTGGGTTCAATTCCTAAACGTGTTCGCCGTCACAGGCGACCGTATATGGCGTAATGAAAGGAGAAGTTATGAATTTTTCAGATGTAATGAGAGAAGAAAGCAAGTGGACAAAAACAGAGAATGGAGCGGATGTGAAGAATACCACGGATTCTGCGCTGCTGGATATGTTTGCGACAATCGGCTCCATGAGAAGCCGGCCTGAGGATGAGATTATTAAAAAATTTGAACTGGCATTCCAGGAAGATCCTCTGGGCGCTATGCGGTGTCTGTTTTACGCCAGAGATATTCGTGGGGGACTGGGCGAGAGGCGTGTGTTCCGGGTTCTTCTTCCGTATATTGCGAGAAAACACACGAATGAATTAAAGAAGAATATAGACCGAATCCCAGAGTACGGACGTTGGGATGACGCTTATTCGCTTATTGATACTCCGCTTGAAAGCGAAGTGTGGGAACTTGTTAAAGAGATATTGAAGGTTGATAAAACTTTAATGGAATATGATAAACCGTGTTCCCTTCTTGCAAAATGGCTCAAAAAAGCTGATGCTTCCAGTCCGAACACTCGGAAACTGGGAATTTACACAGCAAAGAAACTGGGTATGTCTGTTTATGACTACAAGCGGCTTTGCAATCGCCTGAGAAAGCACATTGATGTAGTGGAGCAGCGCATGTCCGCCCGTCAGTGGGATACCATCAATTATCCGGCGGTGCCGTCCAGGGCGATGCTGAATTACCGAAAAGCTTTTGCCCGTCATGACCAGGAACGGTTCGCGGAGTACATAAATAAAGTTTCCTCCGGAGAGCAGAAAATCAATGCAGCTACACTTTATCCGTATGACATTGTTGGGAAAATTCTGTACGGCCGGGAAGATAGCAAGGTTCTGGAGGCTCAGTGGGATAATCTGCCGAACTATGTTGACGACGATGTGAATGCCGTGGTTATGGCGGATGTTTCTGGTTCGATGTACGGTAGGCCGATGGCAACCTCTATTGGACTGGCGATGTATTTCGCAGAACGAAATAAGGGTGCGTATCATAATCTGTTTATGACGTTTTCGGGTAGACCGGAGTTTGTGGAAATCAAGGGGAATACAATTACCCAGAAAATCAACTTCATTAAAAAAGCAAACTGGGGTATGGATACTGACCTTGAAGCTGCTTTGTTAAAGATTCTTGACGTAGCGATTGAAAATCACTGCACACAGGAAGAAATGCCGAAGTCGCTCATTATCATTTCTGATATGGAAATCAATAGATGCACAGAGCAGGAGCATGGAGAGAATTTTTACGACTATGTTGCCAGAGTGTACGAGGAACATGGATATAGAATTCCGAATGTGGTTTTCTGGAATGTAAACAGCAGACATGATGTGTTCCTGGCAGATAAAAATCGTAAAGGCATGCAGCTTGTTTCCGGGCAGTCCGCAAGCACATTCAAGAATTTAATCGGATGTGTGGACAAGACCCCGGTTGAAATGATGTATGCGGTACTGAACAGTGAACGCTATCAGGCGATTCAGATTTGAGGTGCGAAGTTATGTTTGGGAGAAAGAAGTTTGCGCTGAAGGAAGATGTAGAAGAAGTCAAATCGTCAGTTCTTAAATCATTGCAGGAATCAATGAAGGCGGTTTCTGAGCAAAACGAAAGGCTACAAAGAATTTTAAAGAATTATATTCCAGGGAAAGTTACTGGATATTCAAGGCTTCATTATGGTTTTTGTGATTTTGGCGAACACAAAACTTATGTATACAAAAACGGCGAGGAATATATTTTCGATAGACTATACATAGAAAACCCTATATTTTCGCAAGGAGAAAAAGAAAACATTATTTTAATTGATGATGGAAAGACGGGCGCTCAGTTTGTTCTTGATATAACGCGAAGAACGGCTATACAGGTCAAAGAGGGCAGAAATGAGTCTTGATAAATGATTTACTCAAAAGTAAATAATTCAGAGCAGAGGTGATGACATGGCAGAATTAGTAGCTGAATCCAAAATTCTTCAAGTGAATATGCAGTGTGATAAATGTGGTGGATTGATGAAATATATAGGAGGAGCACTTATGAGCGATCCTCCGCTGTATCCGCATAAATGCCAAAATTGTGGAGTGGTAGAAAGATTCCGTTACATTTATCCTTACCAAAGGCTTGTTACGATAGAAAATCCAAGGGAGCCGGTAGGTGCAGAAAGGAATCCAGATGAGTAGTTACATTTGTGAAAAATGCGGATCTATTGAAAATACAGCGTTGGGCGGTTATTGGAAGAATTTGAGAGATAAAAAGCCCGTAATGTGTTCAGAATGTAACTTTGGAAACTGGCATGGAGAATTTCCAAAAGAACATTGGAGCAAGTATGGCGTTAAACAGTTACTGGAATGGGAGAAACGAAATGATGGGTCGATGATAAATGCAACGGAATATTTCCACAGGAAAGGATTGGTTTAATTTGAGTCTTGATAAATCCATCCAGTCCGGAAAGGAACACCGAAAGCTGTACCGTGGAGCAAAAGCAATAGACTGCACCTGCCGCAATCATGGAAGCTGTGAATGGTGCAAAGGGAATCGGACACACAAGAACGATAAGAGAGAACTGGCGGCAGAACAGGAGCTGAACGAATATGAGGACTGAGATGGTATTTTCCGAAACAGACAAATTGAAGATTGAGAAGTGTCAAGAAATACTTGCTAAGATGGAAATGTATTATGCTGACCTTGCGAAAATAGTCGGGGAGAAAAAGGCTAGGGAAAGTTATTATAATAATCCAACAGTAAAACTCATTGAGAAAGATTTAGCAAACATATTTTCAATGCAAACAGGAATTTTCTTGATAGCAGAAACACCAGAGGACAAAGTGTTTCTGAAAGAGCTTATAGGAGATGAGCGAATATGACGATTGAACAGTTGGAGATTGGAAATAAGATTTTAGAAAAAATACAAAAATATAAGGATTTTCAAAAAAGTGTCAATGTCGGGATTATTTCATGTGTTGAATATGAATTGAAAAAAGATTCGGATATAGTTGAAACACATATATCACACTTGGATATTTCAGACAGCAAGAATATTATCGATATGATTGGTGACTACATATCAGGTCGGATTAAGGAACTGGAAAAGCAGTTGGAGGAACTTTAACTACATGACAAAAATTCTTTTTGCGTCAGATACATTAAAAGAAGCTATTCAGTGGATGGAGCAAATCTGTGATTTATTGCATGGAAACGGCTTAGATTTTCAGATTGACAAATACAGAAGGACACTGAAAGCAGGAACTGCGCTTATGGTTTTTGCTTCAGCGACATCTAATCATTCAGAATTATACCAACGACATCCTTTTGATTGTTACATCTTCATGGGAGAAGCAAAATGGGATTGGTCTGGATGGCACAAGAGGTGTATTTCAAGAATAAAACATGGTTCAAAGCAGATTAAGGACGAAGAGGAGCTTTTGAAAATTGTTACCGGAGAATGATATTAACAAAGCTTTGGATATTCTGGACAAATGGCAATTCTTTTACGGCCAGCGCGCCGGTCGCGAGTTATGGAACGACAAGTCGAAAGAAGTGCAGGAACAGGATATTGCGGATTTCAACCGGGATATTGAGTATTTAAGGAGCGTATTGAAATGAAATGTATTACAGCCGTCACGATTGGAAAATTGATAGAAGCGCATATGGAGCATGACGAAGAAAAGTTTCTATCATATGCTAATTTCATAGCAGAGGCTTATGAGGAATCTGGAGAAGAACGTAGCGCAAAGATTATCCGGTCAAAGATTTCTGGGGAAAATAAAAAACAATCAGAAGTAACCCTGGATACCTTAGATTTTCTTAAAGAGGTATATAAAACGACAATTCACAGAGGAGTGAATGATACCGTTGTTTATACACATGACAAGCCAAGGTTAGAAGAATCACTTATTGTGTGGGAAATGGAAATGGGCGGAGGCACTTTGAGAGTGACGAGCGATGGCGGTAAAGAATGGCTTGATTTTTCTCGCAACCGGGGACAAGCATAATTTTTTTTTACAACGTAGAAGTTATACTGGGGATTTGAAAGAAGATTGAAAAATGAGAAAGTTCTTTAAACGGCTTTTCTGCCGTCACGATTACGAAAGAATACGTTCTGTAAAAACTGACAGAGGATTTATTGTTATGAAACGATGCAAAAAGTGTGGAAATGTGAGGTTCAATGAAGTATGAGTTTGCTGTTTTTTGATATGGAATTTACTGGCTTGCGGCAGAACACTACTCCCATCAGCCTCGGCATTGTATCTGAGGATGGGAAGAGATTCTATGCGGAGTTTACGGACTATAACGAAAGCCAGTGTGATAAGTGGATAAAGGAAAATGTAATAAAACATATGTCCCTGAAAAACAGGGGACTCGGTGCGTGGGCTGACGAGTTAGAGATAAATGGCGAAATTATCGAAGACGGCATCTTTAATGTTTATGGAAATGAGAGGTTTATTTCCGATAATTTGAAAATATGGCTTGAAGATTTCGACACAATCCAGTTTGTTTCCGATGTATGCCATTACGATTTCGTTCTCCTGGTTGACCTGCTGACAAATGGTGGTACAGCGCTTGACCTGCCGAGGAATATTTCGGCGGTGTGCCATGATTTAAACATGGATATAGCGCAGCACTTCCATATGTCAGACCATGAAGCATTTGGCATGAGTCGGGAACAGATTATGAATGACTTATGCAGACCAGAGGACATTGTGACCGGGGACAAGCACAATTCGCTTTATGACGCAGAGGTTATCCGGGCAATTTATCAAGAAATTGTGAGGTAAGAGAATGGTAAAACCAATTAAATTTGAAGAAGCAAATAAAAACTTACTGAAACCATCAAGTATGGCAGATGAAGAGTGCAGCTCTCTATGGGTGTATTCAGATGGTGAGCAATGCATCAGTTGTTGGAAGCTTGGGTGGAAAGAACGGATTGCGGCGTTGCTATTTGGAAAGGTATGGCTGTCCGTTTTAAGTGGTTCAACGCAACCTCCTGTTTGGATTGATTCTTGTAAAACTGTTTTTGAAAGACAATCAGACGAAAAAGAAGATTGAGAAAATGAGAAAATTTCAAAAAGGTGATGTTGTCTTATGCAAGAAATTTGAGATTAAACAGAAGCTATGTATTTATCCTGATAGAACGTCTTTTGAGCCATACATAGACGACACTTATTTCAACCGTAAGGCATATATAAGCAAAACCTATAAGGAACACATGGATAAAGCGTTAGGCGTTTTACATGAAGATAGAGATGAGTATGAAATAACATTTTTAGATGCCGGAAATACTTTGGCGTGGGTGAGTGGAGAGGATTTGATACTTCTTTTGAGGTGATCTGGAAGGAGATTGGGAATGTGTGAGTATTGCAAGAAGGTCAGAGATGATAATGAGTATTTGATATGGTCGGAATCTCCCGATGGAGAATTAAGCGAAGCTGTGCATATCAGATACAAACATGGACAATACGAATTATGGAGTGGGATTTCCTTTCGTAAAATTAATTATTGCCCCATGTGTGGGAGAAAGTTGGTGGATTGAAATGTTAAAATGTAAAATCTGTGGAACAGAGTTTCCGGCGGTTCAGGGCAGGCACTATATAGGAAGGGATTGTAGTATATCTGGAGGAATTAACCAATCTGTAAACGGAAAGAAAGAAGAGACAATCTACGACTGCTACGATTGCCCGCAATGTGGGTCGCAGGTGGTTGCACAGGAAAGGAAAATAAAATGTTTCTAAAAACCATAGCAGTAGATTTTGATGGTACTCTCGCTGATACTGATGTCAGTAAGATATATTCCCCCAACATGAAATTGATAAATTACCTAATTGATCGGAAAAAAGCGGGAGACAAAATTATTTTATGGACATGTCGTGAAGGTTCGAGGTTAAAGCAGGCGGTAGAGTATTGCGAGTCATATGGACTGACTTTTGATGCTGTAAATGATAATCTTACACATATGAAATTGTTTGGGTTAAATCCAAGAAAAGTGGCGGCAGATATTTATATTGACGATATGGTGGCGAGCAAAGAAGACTTCGGACTTCCGTATAAAGGAGAAAAATAATGTAGGGGCAGAGCAGAATGATACATGAAAGGAAATGGATAACTTGTGATAGATGTGGGGACGAAATTGATATGACTCCAAAAAAGGCCAGAAATTCAGTATTTTTCTTACCAAGAAAAATATGTAGCATTGATTACGTGACTTCAGGAGGATTAGTTCCATTCATAGAACAAGAAATAAAAGAAATTGAGGGTAATGCCAAAGTTCTTTCTGCAGATATTTGTATCAAATATAAAACATCAAGAAAAGAAATTAATTTGTGCAGTAAATGCAGGAAGGATTTTGATAGATTTATGAGAGGAAAATGAATGGGTGAGATAAAGAAACATCATAAAGAAATTTTAAACGAGAAACTATATGATACAGCAAGGGCAGAAGTGATTTTAGACTTTTCGGATGAAACAATATTTAAAACAAAAAAGGGAAGTTATTTTTCGGCAAAAAAAATGAGTGGAATCTGTGTAAACGGAGATGTTGGAACATCGTATGTTGAAATAAAAATAATTACGGAAGATTATTTGAAGGATATGTTGGGAAGATACTATGTCGATGAATATATAAGAATTTTTGGAGAGGTTGAAGAAGCATAATGGCAGGACTTGATGGAAGAATCGAAATTGGAATTGATTACAGGCCGTGTATTGTGCATGTTCGGGAAGTATTGAAGACCCGGCATCATGTTGACAGAGGATTCTGCAAAGCATATCAAGAAATCGCAGAGCCAGAGGAAAGACGTTAAAGCCCTATTTCATTGTTGGTCGCACAAATCGGAAGTGGTTGGGGAATCTACATTGTGTGGCGGACATTCGGGTGGTCAGATTTCAGCTACTTTTGGTCTTGTGGAATATGAGGATGGTACTATGCACGAGGTAGAACCGCATAATATCCGGTTCGTGGATGGAAGAATCAATGAGTATGGATTTCGGGAGGGTTTAGATGAAAGCGAAAACCAAGTATAGAATTTATGGAATCTTATATATGGTTATGTGCATTTTCTCAATGGGGCTTGCAGGCAGCGCTTTCACTCTTTTTATAACTGAGCCAGATATATATTGTTTCGTAGTTTTGGTTATCTTCTCTTTTACATGGTGGAAGTCAATCAGTGGAATGTTCAAATACATAGTGCGCTTACAGTCGATGGAGGAGGGAGCGGAGAAAAATGATAGCAAACGTGAAGATTGAACAGGATAAGGAAAATCCGTATAAACCTATAGTTTTTAAGGACGGAGAAGAAATAAAGGGAGTAAATGGCATTGATTTAACCATTGAACCAAACGGATTTCCTCGAATTGATATTGGAATCGTGAGCAGGATTGTTTATGAGGGAATCTCAGAAGTTTATTTTAATTATTTTCCGGAGGTTGTGGAGGAATCCTGCAAAATCCTACGGGAAGAACTTCTGAAGCATGGGGATTTATATAATGGATTTTTAGAAAGCATGAAAAGCGTGATACAAGAATCAGAAAAGTGGGAGAAGAATGATTGGGTATGTAATTCTTATGATGAAAAGAAAGAAGACTTGGAAAGATTAGCAGAGTTGATGCTAAAACGCATTATCGGGGAGGATTGATATGTGGTTCAGATATTTTGTAATGTTCATTGATTTTGTGATGTGTTTATGTATCTGCTTTTTTATGCGGAATATAGATTTCAAAAAAGATAAATTCTCTGTCGCAGGATTTTCGCTAATGTTATTTGGATACATAGCAAGCATGTTTTTGATGTGGAGGTAAAGTTGCTGATATTCATTTTTGAAATTCTCCAGTTCGGCCCTTGTTGGCGGATAATTCGCCTTCCTGCTGAATTGGTTGAATTTATAAAAACAGAACCACCGTCTGTTTCTAAACGGCTTGGGGTTGCCTTTGAAGCGGATCGGTCGAGGCATCCAGTGTAGATGTAGCTCATTCGGAAAGAAACAAGGAAATATTGTGATATATCTTAAACCCCAAACCTTGCAGAAGTCTGGATGGGCAGAAAATTTTGTATAATGCAAAAACTTATAATTATTTGGCGGCGGTGTCAATGAATACCGTTGATATCGCCGCTATTAATGGGCTGTCGCCAAGCGGTAAGGCACCGGACTTTGACTCCGGCATAAACAATCTGTGTTGATTGTTCGTGGGTTCGAATCCCACTAGCCCAGTTGGTTTTCTGATTTTTGGCATAGAAACATCCTTTCACCACCTACGGCGTAAGGCTGTGATGAAAGGGGCGTCAAATGCCCCGGGTGGTTTTGCAGAGAAGCCGCGGTAATTCTTTGCGACGCTTGCCGGAGTGACTAAACCGAGCCTGAACTGGTATGCTTCATGGGATGGTGTGATGACCGCATACTCGTAAGAAGTTGTAAGTAAGGACGTTATTAATCTTCATCCGATAAGGAGAAAACTTCATAGTGCCAGAAGCAGCACGATAAACAATGTGGTAACGGGGGCAACCCCGTTTATGGATTCTTAGCTGAGATGGTTACAGCATTCGGCTCATAACCGAAAGTTCCTGGGTTCGAGTCCCAGAGAATCCATTTCATTTATCCAGGGGCTCATTACTCGGCGGGCGCAGGGTGGGTATGGAGCGAATGGGGTATCTAAGAATTGCGCCATCGCGATGGGACGATAGCTTATGCGGTCTGCAGCGCTGGACTGAAAATCCAGAGGGTGAAGGTTCTACGCCTTCTCGTCCCACTTTCCACTGAACAGGATGGAACAACCTGCTAGAAAGTCCTGTGAAAAAACTTTTCCAGAGAGATAAGAGCAGTAGTCGGTGATTCTGGAAGATTCCCGGAAGTGTTTTGGCAAAGTGGTTTTATAGGGGAAATTACCTATCTGCCATGTGCAGAAAAGGAATCCAGTTTTCGTATTGCGATTACTGGTTTATGGTTTTCGATTTCCTTAAATCGTTCCGCGAGTGTGGCCACGGACTGGCGGGTAATCTGGGGCGTGGTAAAAGGACGTAAGTCGATGTATAAGTCGTGTCAAACATATGGCATCAGTCACAAGATAAACGGCTTGTGATTTGCGGGACGCCGGACTTATATCGCAGTCCTCTATCCGCAGGTATGTCCTTGCGGCATATCCCATCTCTTGAGACGAGGAGAAATTAAAGGAGGCGCCCTGGCATACGGCAAGTTCGCAATAGTATGCTATCAATATTGAAACCAGGTGAGTGGCCTTACATGGTGGGTGAATACCCGATATTGATTAGCCCCACGCAGCCCTTGTGGACATAAAATGGGCATACGAAAGTGAAAGGATAGTGACGGAAGTGGCAGACGTAGAAAAGTCAACGCAAACAGACAAAACGTGCTACCACCTTATGGACGCATAAGGCTGTTTGCCTATCGTAGCTGAGACGTGTGGGGTTCGAGTTCCCCACCTATCCTACAACCAATAGGTTAAAAGATGGTTGTAAAACTCCTAGTTGTCTGGTAGCTCAGTCGGTAGAGCGGTGTACACATGAACTGGCACGACGTCGGAGGTTCGAGTCCTCTCCAGACAATGAGGCTTTGCGTATTAAGCCGGATAATCAATGCGTGATGTGCGGTGGCGGAATAGGTAAACGCTTAGACGTAAGAAAGATACGCATCGGTGCTAAAAGCATAGCTCAATGGGAAGATGTCTCTAATAAGAATTCATCGGAATCCAGTTGTCCGGATACCCGTCGATAATAATGCTTTCATGCGTGGTGCAAATCCACGCCTGCACATTTGTACTTTGATAATTGAATATTGATGGTTGAATGAAAATAAGATATAATAAATTTACCAAAACAAAAGAGGAAATACTATGTTTAAGAAACTGATTATGTGGCTCTTTTTCACGATAGTAGCAGGGGTTTTACCTATAGGCTTTAAGTGGGTTGTATGCGAGGTTGCTGAAACGCCATTTACTTATTCTAGTGTATGTTCGGAAGTGTTCTTTTTTAATGTGATTTTAGCTGCAGATGGATTAAAAGAATTGTATGATGTTGATAGTGATAAAAACTTAAAGGTATTGTTATTTGCATCATTGGTGTTTATAATCATAATTTTATCGGCAATATATGGAATATTGTTGCTGAATGATTATAAACCAATGCAGTTAAGCTTTAATATGCTGTATTTATATTCCAAACTTTTTACAGTATGTTGTTTGATAATTAACTTCAGTATTCAGATACTAGGAGGTGTAAGCAATAATGATTAATGAACTACTTCTTGGAATATTAGGGGGGATAGGATGTTTTTTATCAATGGCGAGTCTTGCGGCATCGCTAATAAAATACAATTCTAACAAAAAAAAAGAAAAGAAAAAAAAAGAATCAATGGAAAAGATTCAGGCACAAATAGAAAAAACGATGCTAGAACTAGAAAAAATACGACAGAAACAATTATCAGAAATAATGGAATTAAGAAATACATTGAATGAATCATATGTTTCTAACGAAATGATTTCGGATAATATTGAAATGAAAAAATTGCTTGAAGAACTGAAAAAGCACAAGGGTTCGATGAATGAAAAAGTAGAAAACAAAGCGTCATAGCGTCCGTTCAACGCCAACCATCAATATTCGGTGGTTGGTTTTTTATTGCCAGGAAGCAGGAGAGATATGGAAAATAACGATAGATGTTGCAAAACCTGCGTATATCATGATGACTGGACGTGGGTGTGTTTTAATCCAGATTCGGAGAGCCGTGCGGATTTCACGAACGAAAAATTTGTGTGTAACTGTTGGGAAAGTAGGGAGGACAAGAACCGTGATGCAGAAAAGCATTGATGAATTAAATGCGGAAATTGATAAATTAAAGGCTGATAACAAAGCGCTCAAGCACCAATTAGAGGATTACAAGAATGCTTATGAAACCATTTATCGCCCTGAAAGCGCCGAAAGCATAATGCGAAAAATTGGACTTTTTACTGAAGAAGAAATCCAGAACCTTATCATGGCGGCTAGACAATCGCTGGAAAATGTTTGCGACTATGAGCCACAAATAGATGAAAATGATGATATTTCTCGTTTTAACTATGAAAGCGTGAAGCGCTTTGCAGAAGAAATGAATTATAAGAAGCGGAATAAGGAACTCCAAAACCAGCACCAGCAGGATTGTATCAGGATAAATGATTTAAGGACGGCGTATCTTGTGACCGTGGACGAGTTGGCGAAGTTGAGAGAGCAGTTTGGAATTGGAAGGTAAGGAGATGGGTATATGAAAATAAATGAAGCGATTGCTTTATCTAAGGATTATGGAGCCAATACTACTTTGGGAGCTTTGGTTAAACAAATCCAAGGAAATAAAATTCATAAATGCCCTAAGTGCAGTGGGAGTGGAAAGGTAGCCGTTAAATACGACGACTACCCTCCTGGGCTTCCAGATAGCGGATGGGCGCACAAATGGATCACTAAATATGTTGAATGTGACTTGTGTCATGGGGAAGGATATACAGAACATGAATATAAGCCAAGAATGGTGCAAGATGGGTGGGAGTGATTATGCCAGAATACCGAGCAATCTATAAATGCCGCCTGTGCGGGGAAGAATTTCAGGAAGGGGAAACAGGCGATATTATTGCTATGGCTTGTACAGTAGCTTTGACAGTAAAGGATTCAACGGAAAATGTGCGCTGTGAAAGGAATTTACATAGACACATGCCACACCATTGCAAAGATGGTTCTTATGGGTTTGCAGACTTTTGTGGGTTTAGAAAGGTTGAAGATTGATTATGGTTAAGAAAGATTGGAAAAAGAAATTTACCGACTTTGTCTCTGGAAAGCCTGATAAAAGCGGGAATTATGTTATTAAAAATAAATACGGAATGGTCGGAACAGATGATTATACAACTTCCGGCGGCGGTCACTGGTGGAATGAATCGAACGATGGAACAACGTTATATTCGCCATCTTCATTCAGAGAACTTGGTAGTTATTGATTGAAAATGATGAGGATTGATTATGCCAACGAAAGAATATGAAAAAGGACAGCCGTTCTTCACAATAGGCGGTGAACGTTGGGAGCCGCTTACGCCGCTGGGAGATGATGGTATTGAGATGATAGAAACCTCTAATTTGGAGGAATACGAATCTCATAGCTTTGAAGACAACAAAGAATGGGAAATTTCCTTTGAAGTGGATAAAGAAACAGCACGAAAAATTTATTCAATGGCTTCTCCGCAACATGGAGAGAAATTGGTAGTAGAAACATCCTGCGTATGTGATAGTACGTTAGTATTTCTGATTCAGCTTATACAGACCTTAAAAAAATTGGGCTGTACAAACATTAAATGGAGAAGCGAGGAAATAGAAAATCCGAATCCGGCATGGATGAGTACCAGATTTATTGCTACGGGGATTATCTGGAACACCAATAATTTCAGGAAATTGCATGGGATTCCGATGAAACGGAGGTTTAGGAAATGAATCTGATTGAGAAATGGAAGAATCGGGAAACCAAGAAAAGCCTGCGGGAAGAAAATATTCGGCTGAAGGCTCAGGTGGAGATGTTACATAGAGTAAAACCGCCGGTTTGTACGGTTGAGAGGAATGTGCAGAGGATAAGAAGTGCCTTAACAATCAGACAAGATGATATAATGACGGCCGATTATGCAAAAGAAAAAGTGAAGCATGGTTTATTACAATACATATCCCCGTTTATAGACTGGGATATTGAGGACGATTATGAAACTGGAAACAAGATTTTAACCGGTACATTGTATGTTGCGACAGGGGATAGACGGCATAATGGGTAAAGCAAAAAGGAAGCCCAGACCACAGCCGCCGAGATGGTATTGGTGGGCGAATGACGGTTGTTGGGCGTGTAAAAGTCGGAATAATTGTAATAGTGCAAAGCGCTGAAAGTTCAGAGGGACGATGAACGGAAAAAGAGGGAGAGAAAGGAAAAAATGAAATATGGCAGATGTGAATGATTATATCAAGGCGTTTATGAATATGCTGAATGTCATTCATGCAGAAAATATGCTTATCATGTCAACTATTACAGACAAAGACATGAATGACCCGTATATTAGGAAAATGGACGAGATGTTCAATAAATCACTTGAGGGGATAATGAAGAAGTGAGTATGACGGAGATTATTGAAGATATGGCACACGAGATGGTCGGGGAATCCGATTTCCCATATATGAACAAGCCAATTCCGCCGAATGGACAAGCGTACATACAGAGGGATTATAAGACGGGAGATTTATGGGTATGTTGCCCGTATTGTTCAAAGAAAAATTTGAAAATTAAAGACAACACGTCAATAAGCGATTTAGAATTGAAGTGTAAAGGTTCAAACTGCAAGAAGAATTTTTTTGTCAATCTGAAAGAGGGAAAAGTAATTGAGTGATGAAATCTGGAAAGATGTAAAAGGGTATGAGGGAGAATACCAAATTAGCAACAAGGGAAGGCTCAAAAGTATTCGGTATATTGAGAAATATTCTGGAATCGTAGAGAAAGTCATGAAGCCGGGGAATAATGGTCGTGGGTATATGACAACAATGATAGGGCGGAATGGAAATGTAAAAAGCGTAAAAATACATAGATTGGTTGCAGAGGCCTTTATACCCAATCCCGAAAATTTACCAGAAGTTAATCATATAGATGGGAACAAGAAAAATAATTGCGTAGAAAATTTGGAATGGGTAACACATCAAGGCAACATGGTTCACGCATATGCCACAAAACTAAACGTTAAGAACTCTAAGTTAAGTCGATACGAAATACAGAATATGAGAGAACGATATATTCCAAAAGACCAGAAATATGGAATACAAGCATTTGCAAAAAGATATGGAATGAGTAGTTCGCATATTACAAGAATTATACATGGAGAAGTATGTAAAATAGAACATTTGGATTCGTCTGCTATTAAGGATGGATGGTGCGTATGCCCTAAATGCGGAAGGAAGTTATTTGAAATAACAAAACACGCCTATATAGAGCATTTTTGGTATACTTGCGACTATGAAGATTGCGGACATAGATTTGAAGTAAATACTCCAGTATTAGATAAATACATAGATGAAAATGATAAGCTGGTTACGGTAGAACTGCCGGTGCGCGGGAATATGACGATTTCTGAGTATAGAGAGCTAAAGAAAAGATTACATATATGTAGAGATTGCAACAGAGTAGATGAAAACACAGTGTCTGGAAAAGTTTTGTGTAAAAAATGTTCGGAAAGAAATTATATAAAAAAGAAAAATGAGAAAGCTAACTCCCGGAGCCAAAATCCAGGGGCAGAAGTTTAAGTGCAAGGGGTCAAATTGTAAAAGGGAGTTTGAAATAAACGTATGAGCCATGAATTTATGAGTAGGTACCAGTGCATCCCTTATCAGAAAGATGAAATAGATTCAATATACGAGAAAATGGCATACTTCTATCATGCCAAGTGTGAAATATACGATAGAAGCCTAACGTATTGGAGAAGCCGTTTTGACAGAACAGAAGCATTTGTTGTTGGGGAGCAGAGAAAATATTCTATTCATCATGCGGAATTATTGAGAAAAAAGATTTTTGAATGGTATAGAGAAAAGTTTAAGATGCCATTTGATATTGAGAGATGGAAAAAGGCAAACAATGATTTGTGCAGAATGTCAGCGCAATATCCGATTGATATGTGCGAATATTTTTTGAAGAACAATGATGAAATTATATGCGAACTTGATGGATTATTTGAGGTAAATGTATGATACTTAATATTATCAGAAAACTATTTCAAAGAAAAGAACCAGAATGTAAACCATAAATAGAACGTGATACTGAATGTGATAAATGCGACTTTTTAAAACACTGCGAAAAGAGCGGGGAAGTAATTCGCTGTACGACTAGCTATGATGAAAGAGAGCATTTTATTCGTGGGATGGGCGCATATTGCAGAAAAATGAACTTGTAAGTATTTCTTACAGATCGGGAGAAAGTATGGACTGGAAAGAAATTCTGTTATTTACAGTATATGCAATATCTTTATTTATCGGATTGATAGGAATTTTACTTTTAATCATTTTGACCTTCACATTGATTTAACAAAATATTTCGAGAGCCATTAGAGAGCCGAACCAATAACGCAGGAATCGCCTGCGGGAAAGGAGAGGCTCTTTTTTATGCAACTTTTGGAAGAATACAAGTCTGATATGAAGAAACTGAAAGCACAGTTGGAACGAGGGATAGATTATCGGGTTCTAAATGCGATATTTGCACAATGTCAGTACATATTAAGGGATTTTCCGAATGAACGTCAATATTGTCTTGCGTATTCGGATTTTCTGAAAAAGGCTGCAGTCAGAAAGTATGCAGTAGAACAAAAGGCAAGCTGGGCGGATACCTATTGGAACACAATGCTGTGGGAGGCAAGAAACCATGTTGTAGACAGTGGGCTTCTGTATCTTGAAAAAAATCGCATTCCCAAAGAACGGTTTTATGAACCACGCCGAGAGGTATTTACAAATCACCAGATTATCCAATCCCTGCAAGATCTTATGGATGACAAATTGGATATTTTCGGATTGAGCGTCCCGCCGGGCTGCGGGAAACAGTTGGCGGATGATACTCCCATATTAACGACTAATGGATGGAAAAATCATGGAGACTTAGTTGTTGGAGATAAAGTTTTTGGGATAGACGGAAAATCCAAAAAGGTAATTCGGGTATTTCCCAAAAGCGAAGATGATTGTCTTGTTACATTTACGAATGGGGAGAAGATACAGTGTCATGAAAATCATGAATGGATTATTTATGATAGGTGCAAACACAGAGAAAGGATAGTAGAAACAAAAGAATTATTAAATAAACCTCTTGATATAGGTGTTCCAGGAAAAAGAGGACATAGATATATATACCAAATTCCTTTGAAAAATGCGTTTGAAGGGGAAGAAAAATGCCTTCCGGTTCAACCATATACGTTGGGAGCTTGGCTTGGAAATGGGAAAACTAATGGGCCAAGTATTTGCGGTGCTGCAGATGATATAAGAATAGAGCTTTTAGCAATAGAGAAGGAAGGTTATTCAATTTCATGGGAGACAACGCACGAAGAAACATTGGTGGAATATAGAGGGCTTAAAGGACTGCGACAAGATTTGCAGAAATGCGGGATGTGCTATAGCAGAAAACGTGTAGAAAAATATATACCGGATATATATTTTTCGGCAAGTATTGAACAGCGTTTGGAATTACTTGCGGGGCTGCTTGACACAGATGGAACATTATCAAAAAAGGAAAGGAAATATCATTTTTCTACAACGGGAAACGAGCTGAAAGAAGGATTTATAAAACTGGTTTCTACTTTTGGATGGAGATGTTCAGTAACAGAAATAGAACCTAAAATAAGTAGCAGCGGAATACATGGGCGAAAAAAGGTATATGTGATTGGATTCAGTCCAACTTTTCACATACCATGCAAATTGCCAAGAAAACAGTTGTATGAATTTTCAAAGCAAAGAAAGATTGCTATTAAATCTATTGAAAGAGTGGAGCCCAAAACCGGGAATTGCATTCAAGTGGAGGGTGGAGTGTACTGTGCTGGAAAAACGTTGATACCTACACATAATTCCACTCTGGAAGATTTCTTCTTATCCCTTGTCGGCGGGTGGTTTCCAAATGACTTCAATCTGTCGTCAGCGCATAGTAGCATTTTGACACGCTCCCTGTATGATGGTGTTCTGGAAATTATCAACGACCCGGTGGAATACACATGGCACGAGATATTTCCGAATGTGAATTTGACCGGAACAAATGCGAAAGAAACTACGGTGAATCTCGAAAGAAACGGGAGATTCAAGACATGGACTTTTCGTTCAATAGATGGTTCGTTGACTGGTGCCACAAGATGTAATCGTTTTCTGACCGCAGACGACTTGGTATCAGGAATTGAGGAAGCATTGAATAAGGCACGTCTGGAAACTCTCTGGACAAAAGTGGTAAATGACTTGCGTTCCAGAAGACTTGAAGGGTGTAAAGAGATCTATATCGCTACAAGGTGGTCAGTCCATGACCCGATTGGGAAACTTCAGCAGCTATATGAGGAAAACCCAAGAGCCAGATTCATTGCGGTTCCGGCTTTGAATGAGGATGGCGAGAGTAACTTCATGTTTGCAGTGAACGGATTTTCAAAGAAGTATTTCATGGACGCCAAAGAATCTATGGATGATTTGTCTTTTAAATGCCTGTATCAGCAGCAGCCGATTGAACGTGAGGGATTATTGTTCCCGACAGATGAGTTGCGCCGCTTCTTCTTTAAACGGGAGCAAGTACCGGAGAAACAGACGGCATTTATCATCATGCCGGAACGGACACCCGATGCTATATGGGCGGTGTGCGATACGAAGGATACCGGTACAGACTTTGAGTCATTGCCGATTGCGTATCAATTCGGGGAAGATTTCTATATTCCAGACGTAGTATTTGACGATACAACAGACTATGACACATTGGATATGAAATCTGCCAACATTTTAATTCGGCATAACCCGCATAAAATACGATTTGAGTCAAATAGCGCCGGGGGCAGGGTCGCACACAATGTACAGAAATTGATTGACGGGAAATGCCGGGCACAGATTGAGCCGGAACGCACGCAGGCAAATAAGGAAACTAAGATTCTGGTTAATTCTGACTGGATTAAAAAGCATTGCGTCTTTTTAGACCCAAGTTTGTATACGCCGAAATCGGATTACGGCTTATTTATGGAGAATGTGGTTACTTACACAGTCAAAGTGAAGCCTCCGCATGATGATGGCCCTGATTCATTGGCTATGCTTGCGGAATATGTAGCAAGACCCGTACAGAAACCAACAGAAATCATCAACAGTCCGTATTGATTGGAGGGGGCATATGGTTACAAAAAAGGTTTTAAAGCAGTATATAAGTTTAAAGAATGAAGTGAAAGAAACGAAAGAAAAGATAAAGAGTCTGGAAATACAAATTTGCCAAATTTCAAAAAGGCTCAGAGAAATTGAAGTGAAAAAGGAATCTGTTAGAGACAAAGTAAAGGGCGGAATGGGAGGAATACAAGGTTTTCAAATAGAAGGACTCCCAATAAGGGAGTACCAAACAAAAAAATCAGAACTGATGATGAAAAATATCTTGCTGAATCAGAGGAAATCCACGTTAGAAATTTTGGAATACGAATTGCTTGAAAAAACAAATGAAATAGAAAGATTCATTATGGGAATACAGGATAGCCAAATGAGAAGAATCATTAGTTTACGGTTTATTGAAAACCTGTCTTGGAATATGGTCGCTGATAGAATTGGCGGGAATAACACAGAAGATAGTATCAGAAAAGCGTTTGAGAGATTTATGAAAAAAATTTAAAGTTGTCCGATATGTCCGTTTTTTATGATTTATAATAAGAAACATGATAAGGTAGAAAAATTGTTTAGCACCTGGCAGGAGTTCTTGTTTACTTGACAAGAGACGTATCCGTATTGCTGGGTGCTGTTTTTGTGGAGAAAAAATGGATAAAACAAAAAATAAGTATGAGGAACATAAGAAAAAGAAATGGATAGATATTCCGGTTACTTTTAAAAAGAGGACATGCGGTTCCGGAGTAACTTTTGGAGGGAAATATGTGGAAAATAATTAGGTGGTGATAAGGATTGCAGGATGTCCATACACATGAAATTGATGCAGACATTGAATTAAAGGGAAGAAAACGAATTATTTTAGACGTTCAAGAGATTACAGAAAAAAATGTGATTTCTATACTTCAAGAAGCAATGCTTATCCATGAATCTAATGCGGTGCAGTCACTTTTTCTGTTAAATTATGAAAAAGGAATTCAGCCTCTTAAAAGGAAGAAAATTATACGTAAAGAAATTGATATTAAAGTATGTGATAACGTTGCAAATGAAGTGACGGACTTTAAGCTTGGATATAACTGGGGATTTCCAATTATGTTTGGGCAAAGAAGTAATTGCGACTTGGGAAAAAATCCACCAGAAGTCGATGATAACGGAATTTCTCTTTTTAATGAAATGTTGGAAGATGAAGGGATGCCTTCTAATGACCAAGAGCTTGCAAGATTTGTTGAAATTACAGGCGTTGGATACCAGATGGTCGATATTAAAAATGAATATGAGGGTGGTTCTGTATTTGATTGCGTGACGCTTAATCCTCTTTGCACATTTGTTGTATATGACAGTTCTCCCTATCGCAGACCTGTAATGGGAGTCACATTCCGTACTCTGAAAAATGGAAATACATATTATACCTGTTTTACTAAAGACAGGCGGTATGAAATTAAGAACATGGCGAGAGTCATAAATGGGGAACAAAAGGACACATGGGGATTCCGCCCAAGGAGCGGAGAGAAAAACCCTCTTGGAATGATTCCGATTATAGAATTTATCCGTTCTCCTGATAGAATGGGGTGCTTTGAACGGCAGATCTCCGATATGGATAACCTTAATATTCTGGTTTCAGATTTTACAAATAATGTGGCGCAGGATACGCAGGAGATGTGGTGGGGGAATGATATTGAATTTCCCAAGGATCCGGAGACTGGAGAAACTATAAAGCCTGTTGGCGGCCAGTGGGTGATGTCTTTTTCTGGTGAGGGGAAGAGTCCTAAAATACAACCTCTTGTTATGGATACACAGTACGAAGGAATTTTGGCAGATATAAAATATCGACGTGATGTGATTTTGCAAAAATGCCATGTGCCTCTAAGAAGCGAACCAGGTGGGGGCTCTACCGGGACTGCAATGAGTATGAGCTCCGGTTGGAGCGACGCTGAGGTGGATGCCTGCAGGGAGGAACAGTTGATTAAAAAGAGCAAAATGCGGCTGGCAAAGGTTATGCTTGCAGCCATTGCAAAATCTTCTGATACTCCAGCAGATAGTCCGTTGTTGAAATTAAGAGTGTCGGATATGATCCCAAAATTCACTAGAAACAAAACTTATGATATGGCAACAAAATGTAATGCTTTAGCAACGCTTATTAAAATTGGATGCTATGGAAGAGATGCATTTCAAGTGGTTGACTTGTTTCCGGACAGCAACCTTGTCTGGGAGAACAGCAGGCCTCTTATTGAAAAATACCAGGCATCCTTGTGGGACAAACAAAAGGAATCCGAAAGTGAAGCAGATAAGCGTAATATGTCCGATTTGAGTGACCAGACAAGCAATAGCCCAATTCTTGGCGGTGCAGGGCAGGTGATTTGAAATGACATTTGACATTTCTTTTGACGAGTTAAACCGTTTAAATCAAACACACAAGGCAATTCCATATATACAATATTTTGGTGAAATGGATTTAACTGATGAACAAATGGAACAGAGGATTTCTCTTGCGGAAAAGCTTGAGGAGTCTTTTTTATTTGTTCTGGCTTTGCTATTTACCATGAAACAATATAATTCGGTAAATTGGGAACGGGCGCAGAAGGAATTTGAAAAAGGTTATATAAATGCTTTGTACAGCCTTGGGGTAGCTGATAATTACCTCAAAAGATATGTAAAGGATATATCGCGAGAAGCTGTGGATTCAACTAAGAGGAATCAGGATACCCCTTATTTTTATACAAGTGATAGGGCCATGTTTATGGCTGAGAATGAAAGCAATTTGGTTTTCAACCATTCTGATTTTGAATATGCCAAGAAAACAGGCAAAAAGAAAAAACAGTGGTTCGCTATTTTAGACCACGAGACAAGAGAAACGCACAGGGAAGTAAACGGAATTGTTTTGCCCATTGATGAGCCGTTTTTTGTTGGCGGATCCTTAATGCAACATGCACATGACGCAAGCCTGGGGGCAAGCACATCAGAACTGACAAATTGCAGGTGCGTTACGAAATATTTTTGATATAAGCAGTCGGGAAACCGGCTGTTTTTATATACAGTCAGGAGATTGACTATAATCGCGCAAGCCGGTAGAGAAATCGGGATATTAAGTTTCGCAGGTCGGCAGAGAAGCCGGGATACCAAGTTTCGCAGAAAAGGAGTAAGGAATTATGGACGAGAACAAAAATGTAAATGAGGAATTAGAAAACAAAGAAAAAACAGTGGAAGAAGGAACGGAAAATCAGGAGGATAAGCAGCCTACCCTTGAAGAAGTGATGGCAGAATTGGCAAGGGAGCGTGCTGAGAAAGAAAAGATGAAAGTCGCTTCTGATAAGTATTCCAGTGAAATTGCAACGCTGAAGAAACAGCTTCGGGCAAAACAGACGGCGGAAGAAGCAGCCGAAGATGCAAAAAGGGAGCAAGAAGAAGCTCACAAAGAATATGTGGCTGGCCTGGAGAAGAAGCTGGCATTAATTGAAGCAAAGGCAAGATACGCAGATATGGGAATGGAGCCGGAGCTTGCGGCAAAGACGGCAGAAGCTGAACTTGATGGAGATAAGGAAACTGTTTCTGCCAATATCAAAAAGATGATGGCTGCAAGTCTGAAATCTGCAGAAGCAGAGTGGATTAAATCCAGACCAGATGTGCAGTCTGGGGCGGAGGAAGACCCCAATGCAGAGGATCCATTTATTAAAGGTTTTACAGGAAAATAAAGAAAGCACCGGCTACCAGACAGGTAGTCGCTGACCGCAACAGTTAGCGGTAGAAAGGAGAATTTATGGCAACTGTTAATTATGCTGAGAAATACGCAAATATTGTAGATGAGAGATTTAAGCTTGGCTCACTGACAGCTTCATTGGTAAACCAAAACTTTGATTGGATCGGCGTAGAGACAGTCAAGGTATTCAGCCGTGCGCTGACAACTTTAAATGATTATAATCTAACTGGGGCAAATCGTTATGGTACCCCGGATGAACTGGGGAATGCCGTTCAGGAAATGAAAATTACCCAGGACAAGTCTTTTACCTATACCATTGATAAAAAGACGCAGCAGGACACAAATGGAACTATGGAGGCAGCAGCTACTCTGAGAGAAAACATTGACAATCTCGTAATTCCGGCAATGGATAAATACCGCCTTGGTGTTATTGCGGGAAAAGCAGCACATGTCGTTACCAAAGCAGTCACAAAAGAGAATGCATATGAAGAATTTCTGGCGGTTCAGGAAAAACTGGATGATGCAAAAGCGCCGACCGGAGGAAGAGTATGTATCTGTACACCTGCATACCATAACTTCCTGAAACTGGATGAGTCTTTTACAAAGGTTGGTGATATGGCAACACAGATTGCAATCAAGGGACTTGTTGGTGAGGTTGATGGTGTTTTAGTGTTTAAAGCGCCTACTTCCTACTTCCCTGCAGATGTTGATTTTATTATCACAAATCCAATTGCTTCTCCGTCTCCGGTTAAGCTTCAGGAATTCAAGATTCATGATGATGCGCCTGGCATCTCCGGTTATCTGGTAGAGGCACGTGTTCGTTATGATTGTTTTGTTCTGGATCAGAAAAAGGAGGCCATCGGGGTACATAAGGGAAAATAACAGGGGCTGATGCTGTAAAGGTTGAGGTAGGTAAGGGAACATATTATGGAAAGACTGCCGCCGAGCTTATGGATAACATGGAGTTTGACGGCATAACCCTTTCTGGCAATTTGAAATATGTGACTGGATACACGGAATTTAACGGCAGCGACACCGAAGAGCAGGAAGGAAACTATCTGGCGCTTGATTTCGCAGACAGCTTCACCGATGAGAAAGTGACCAGTATTGAGATTTCTCATACTGGCGGAAACCAGAAGAAAGTAACACTGACATCTGGCGACAGTTATCTTGTTCTTCGTGTGGTTGACCCTGATGATGTGATCACTGCTACTCCAACTGGAACGGACGGCGAGCTTCAGCCCCGTACAATTTATTTAGCCGTGACGCTTGAAGAAAAAGCAGAAGACGAGAATTCTTTAAGCACAATGTCTCTGTCAGAGCAAACAACCGACGATATAGTGTATACGCAAGAAATGCTGGAAAACATGACGGTTAGCAAAATCAAAGAAATTGCTGAGGAGAGAGGGTATAAAATCACAAAGATTCTTAAGGCAGATGTGATTAGCGAATTCTTATCTCAACAGAATTAAAGGAGGCAGGTCGAGTGGAGAGAGAAATTTTGCAAGATTTGAAAAATTATCTTGGAAGTGATTATGACAGTGAACAAGAAGGCTCTCTACTCTTCTGTGCTCGCAGAGCGATTTGTTCATTCCAAAATAAAAGAAATTATCCTGAATGTTATACGGATGAGATAAAAGAAAAAGACATGGAAAAATATTATGCCTGCTTATTTGATCTGACCTTATATTGGTGCAGCAAGCAGGGAGTAGAGTTTCATCAAAGCTTTTCTGGGAATGGGGAAAATCATTCTTGGGATAGCGAAAAAGAAATTTATTCTATGCATAATGTAATTCCAATAGCAGTTATCTGCTAATAAAAGACGGAGCGTGTCGATACCTTCCTTATCGGCGCAGGGAGTTTGTGTGAGGTGGCAGGGGAGCAAACAAGTCTTAAAAGGGAGAAGTTTTGAGATGGATTATTTTTTGCAGTTGTTTGGCGACATAACTATTGGTAAGGCAGTGGTTTTCCTGTGCGCCATTGGTTTTATGTTTGCTACATATAAAAAAATAGAAAAATACATTAGAGATAAAGCTTTTAAAGAGAGGGAAAATAACGAGAAATTTAATCAAGTTATAGACCAGGTGGAGCAGTATCCAAAATGGCATGAACAAAGCATTGACATTAGAACGAAGCTGACAGATTCTATTAATGGTCTCGGGAAAAAACTTGATTCAGTAAATCATTCCCTTGGAGAACTACGACGGGAGAACGGGGAGAATCAGGCTTCTACGTTCCGTTACCGCATTCTTCGATTTGATGACGAGATTCGGCATGACGCAAAGCATACCAAAGAGCATTTCGACCAGATTCTTGAGGACATCACGGAATATGAGAAGTATTGCAATAGTCACCCGGATTATCGAAACAACAAGGCTGTTTTGGCGATTGAGAATATAAAGCGGATTTACAGAGAATGTAGTGACGAAGGAACGTTTTTGTAAGGAGAAGTTATGCTTAGTAAAATTTTGTGTGCAATAGGGTTGCATAAGGAAGTTCCTTGGTGTGACGTTAAGGAGAATGGTAAACAAATTGGCGCAATACATTGCTGTAAAAAATGCGGAAAAATGAGATACTTTTCATTTACAGGTGATGGGATTAGTAAATGGAAAGATAGTTTTCCGGAAATACAAAAAAAATTGCACGTTTTACAAATAAGGCGGTGGCGGCATGAGGAGTTTTAAGCGACAACAACAGAAAGTATGGTTTACCCGGGTAACGGAAAAAAATGTCGGGATTGACAAAGTAAAGGTTTATGCAAAGCCTTTTATGAAAGAATTGCCCGTGAGCGCCACATCCGGTACTCCTGAAGAAATTGCTGCGGGCGTGGTTCCTAATTATGACCGATACATAACCTCCTACAAGAAACTGGATGTTCAAGAGGGCGATATGTGCTTTGTTGATGTGGAACCGCAGTTGGACGCAAGTGGTGAACTGGCGATGAAAGAGGATAGCATTCCTGTTACACCGCCGGATTACCGGATTGTGAAGTTACTTGTCACGCAGAAGGGACTTGTGTTCCGATATGGGATAGTCAAAATCGGAGGAAATGTATAAATATGAGGTTACTTGAAATGATTGATAATCCTATTTTATGGTTTGTAATCGGTCTTTTGCTAAGTAATATTTTTAGAAAGTTTTGGCGGAACCGTGAGTAAAGGGCTTATGTCCCGGTATGGGATAAGCCGAATTGGAGGGAGTTAATAATGGCGAGATACAGAACAAAGCCGTGCGAGATTGAAGCGTTGCTTTTTGAGGACTCGGATGAGTCGGTTTGTTCAATTATGGAATTTACCAATGGCAATTTTGCTCCATATGGAACATTAGAGCATTATGAATATGCAGTTGTCAAAACGTTAGAGGGAAATATGCGGGCGGAATTGGGGGATTACATTATCCGTGGTTTGCGAGGCGAATATTACCCGTGTAAACCGGATGTGTTTCATAAGAAATATGAGGCGGTGGAGTAATGGCGAAGCGAACAATCAAAATTGACCTGTTTGACCGTAAAAGCCTGCAATCAGCCATTAAGCAGATTCAGCAATACAGGGATGATTTGCCGAGGAAATGCGAACTGCTATGTCAGAGATTGGCAGAATCTGGTGTGCAGGTAGCTGAAACAGCCATTGCAGAATCTCCGCAAGGAAAAACCATCACATTGACAACAGATATTCGCCCAGAAAAAGCCGGATGTAAAGCAATTTTAATGGCTACTGGGAAGACTGTTACAAGCAGTGATGGGCGAAGTTTCAATTTACTTTTGGCGGTGGAGTTCGGCGCAGGTATAAAGTATAATGCCACGGAAAATCCCAAGGCAAGTGAATTTGGGATGGGAGTTGGTACATTTCCAGATCAGAAAAATGCTTTTAACCCAAATGGCTGGTATTACTTGGGGGATGATGGAGAATGGCATCATTCTTATGGTGTGAAAGCGACTATGCCGATGTATAAAACTGGCGTGGAAATCCGGCGGCAGATATTGGCGATTGCGAAGGAGGTATTCGAATAATGGATTTGGATTTAAAGAAAACGACAGTAGAAAAAGTTGACATTATGGGAGAAGCCCAAAGAGTATTGAGCGAATTAAGAAAACATGCAGAGGAAGTGAAAACAAAAGAAAATCTGGCGCAGTATGATGATGGAGTAAAACATGCCTTAGTGGCATTGGAATCGGTTTTAAATACAGAATCAGATAGTGAGAAAAGATTAATTTACCAAAAAAATGGCTTTTCTTCTCCTTATATAAGACGCTATGTAAGTTTAGAATCTGCATTGGAAGAAATTTATGGCGGTGATTAAATGCTGACAGTAAAAACAATCGTAGAAACTGTTTATGAGAAATGGGCTGAGGCGGTATCGGAATATGTTGGGGATAGTTATGGGATGAAAAATAGCGGAACTATTTCAAATTTCCCATATGCGTCTTGTATATTTAAAGGACTTCCGGGAGTTAATTGGGATTTAGAAGGTAATTGTGGAGTTGTAAGACCAACTATACAAATAGATATTTTTACAACAGGGCAAAAGGATATATCACAAGCATATCTCATAGATGAAGTATCAGATAAAGCTCTTGAATCAATGGGATTTAGGCGGTATTCAGGACCGGAACCAACACCCAATATTGACCCATCTGTAAGTAGATTTAAAAGCGAATATGAACGAGTTATCGGTTTTGGCGATTCACTTTAAAAGCACCGGGATTTCCCGTTGCCATATAAGAAACCATCAACGGAGCCAACAGGCTCTATTTTTTATGGAAAGGAGCATGGAATTATGGATTTCACAGGAGTAGCGAGCGTGATTGGAATTACGGTTATCTGTTATCTGGTAGGCGTGATTGCCAAGGCAACAGCAGTTAATAACAAATGGATTCCGGTTATTGTTGGCATTGCCGGAGCGGTTCTGGGAGTGGTTGGAATGTATGTGATTGCAGATTTCCCGGCTACGGATGTCATCAATGCGCTGGCGGTCGGAATTGTAAGCGGATTAGCCAGTACAGGAGCGAACCAGATTACAAAGATTTCGCAGAAATAGGAGAGGAGGTGATCCTTCTTATCTTCCGGGTGCAGGGTTAAGCATCAACTGTTCGGAATTTCCGAATGGTTCGCATGAGGTTCTTTAAAGAAAGGGAAAGCAATATGGAATTGAAGGATACAATTTCACTGATGGAAAGTGCTGACTACAAGGAACGTTTTAAGGCTGAGTATTATCAGGTGGTTATCCGCTGGCAGAAGCTGAAGGCAATACTTAAAAAGTGGGATGATGGGGATCTGAATTTCACACCGACCTGTCCCAGGAGCACATACAACATGCAAGATAAGGCTATGGCGGATTACATTGCCGTATTGGAGGCAAGAGCCGTCATGGAAGGAATCGAATTGGATATGTAGAACTTAACCGTATGGAAAGCCATGCGGTTATTTTTATGTTAAACCTATCGAATTCGATAGGTTTTCACCGGCTACCAGACAGGTAGTCGCTGACCCCAAACAGTTGCGGGGTAGAAAGGAGAATTTATGGCGAAGTTATCAACATTAGGTAAAAATCTGATGGCGTAATAAATGCGTAGTCATCAGAATGCCGTCCGTAATGAAACCATCAAGTAGATTACGGATAATGAGTGAGGAAATAAGCTGGAAAGCCGTTTGCAACGGTAATCAGAGAGTGAAGACTATGTTTAAAAGTATAGTCAACCGCAACGCGTAGGAAGTGAACCTTATGCTGAGATGCATGAGAATATAATCTTCCCAAGAGTCCTCACTATCGGGTGGTACGCCTGCAGAGGGCGTGGTAAAAAGGTACGCTGGACTGCATTGTAATGATGCAGAAACAAGGATAAAAAGCCTTGTGATAACAAATCGGTTACTTTTGGTTATGGAATTGAAACCACAGCCGGAACAAAGCCAACCACATTTACACAGTTACCAGAGTGTGAATCTATTGGAGGAATTTCTCTGGAAACAGAGCAGATTGATGTATCTTCTCTGGAAGATTACATATCTCAGTACGTTGCAGGACGTCAGGATACCGGTGGTACATGGGAGATTACATTCCACATGGATCCAGAGAAAAGTATACCGGCAATTAAGAAACTTTATGAAGATGCTAAAACGGCAAAAGAAGATGGAAAAGGAGTTTGGTTCCAGGTTATGTTCCCGGATATGCAAGATGCATTCTTTGTTATTGCAGAAACCGGGCGAGAGATTCCTCTTCCTGAGATTGCCGGAAACGAGGCAGCCATTATGTCTATTTCACTTGTTATTGTTGAGTACAAAGCATTAGAAGCCAAGGTTGCCTGGGCATCTGGGAATTAAATGAAATAGAAATATAATTTTTGAAATTTTATTAGTGGAGGGAATACTATGTTTTCATTTAAGGTAAATGATAAGGAATACAAGGTAAGATTTGGCTACAGGGTACTTTGTAAAACAAACCTGATTGACCGGGTTGTGAATATTACAAAGCAGAAAGATGAAGAACACGCATTTCAGAATATGATGGCAACCGTAGCGGAACTTCTGTTAGCAGGACTTCAGAAGTCCCATAGGGACGAGTTTGGTTATGAGACAGAGTCTGAAAAGGAGGCTGCATTGGATAAAATCTACGATATGTTAGACACCTATGAAGATGAGAGTACAGAAGAAAATCCGCAGGACGGTTACACCATGTTTGAGAAACTGCAAGAGGAGCTTATGAAGAACGGTTTTTTATCAAGGATAACCGAGGAAAGTGCGAAGAAAGCGGAAGCTCGGAACGCAACGAAAATTCCGCAGGATCACAAAAAGAAAGCCAGCTAAGTTTTTCTGAAAACTTCTACAAGAATGTTCTTCCATTTTATTTATCTATTGGCGTTCAGGAGGAACGGATTTTGGATGGCACACCAAGCGATTTAAAACCATTCCTTGAAGCTAACAGACTAAAAAGGAAAGAAGAGGATGAATTATCATGGATGCATAATCAGTATACAATGGTTGCTGTTTCTGTAGCAGTAAGCAGGATATTACTTGGAAAGAAAGCGAAAGGGAAATATCCGGATATGCCTTTTATGCAGAAACATGAAGAAAAAGCCAAAGCGCAGGAAACCATAACGGAAGAAGAAGCCAAAAAACAAAGGAAAAATCTGCTATCTATGCTTCAGCTCATGCAGATTAATTTTGAAAATAATCATAAGAATTAGGGCAGGGAGGAGAAATCTTTCCTGCCCTTTTTGGCTATTTAAGCAGAAGAATAGCCATTGACCTCAAAAAATTGGAGGTGGGAATATGTCAGATGGAACAGTGGATAATTTAAATATAAAAGTTTCAGCAGATGCACAAAGGGCAAGCAGGGCATTGGATAGGCTAAGCTCTTCTCTGCTTGGAATGGATAAGGCGGTCAACAGGTTAAATACCTCTGGATTCTCAAAACTGTCAACAACACTGAATGGATTCTCGAATTCCATGTCAGAGCTGAAGGGAATACGGATTCCAGATTTATCCGGTGCGGTTAAGTCCTTAAATGAACTTAAGAATATAAAAATTGAATCGCCAGATGTGAAAGGACTAAAAAGTGTCTTTGATTCAATAAAGGATATAGATGGGGATAGTGCCATCAAAACAGCGAACAGCATTAAAACGGTTGCGGATTCCATATCAATGCTTGAAAAAACAAACTTAAATGATTCTGGAATCAACAAAACAGCAAACGCACTAAGCAGGCTTGCATCTGTGAAGATAGGCTCTATTAAGACGTGGAATCTGAATAGTACATTAAAACAAATACAGAAAATTGGAGAACTACCAGATATTTCAAACAGCGTGAACCGAATGGTAAATTCGATAGCGAGGTTGGCGAATGCAGGGGAAAAAACTGGACAATCAGCTTCCGGTTTGGCGAATCTTGGAAAACAGTTGAAAAAGACAGTAAGGACATTTTCCGGAATTAGAAACATTGCACCAGAAGTAAATTCTTTCATATCCTCGATTGCGCGACTTGCAAATGCCGGAGGAAAAACTGGAAGTACTGCATCCGGATTAAAAAATCTGGCGGAAGAAACGAAACAATTCTTCAATGTCATGAAAGATGCACCGGAAATAAGTGAAAACACACTGCGAATGACAGAAGCTTTATCGAGACTGGCTTCGGTTGGTGGAAGAGTTGGCTCTTCTGCAAATATGGTTAAGAATTCGTTTAGTAAGATTTCCAGTGTAGGAAATATTGTACAGAAGTCCTTTAACAGCGTGATAAGCATTGGAAACAAAGCGATGTCTGCCATGAAAAAGATTGCGTCGGGGATTTCAACTGCTTTTTCAAAAATAGGTACATCCAGTAAAGGAGTTAAATCAGCACAGTTTAGTCTTTTATCATTAGCAAAAACAGCGATTGCGTTTCGGGCAGGATATGGACTGATTAATTTTGGAAAGCAAGCAATTGAACTTGGTTCTGATATAACAGAGGTAGAAAACGTTGTAGATGTATCTTTTGGAAACATGGCGGACAAAGCCTATGAGTTTGCTTCTACAGCGAAAGAGCAATTTGGGCTATCGGAACTGGCTGCCAAACAGTATGCAGGAACGATGATGGCGATGCTGAATTCTACTGGAGTGGCTCAGGATGCTGCGGCAGAGATGTCAGTAAATCTTGCAGGTCTGGCCGGAGACTTAGCTTCATTCTACAACATCAGTACGGATGATGCGTTTTACAAACTCCGTGCAGCAATCGCAGGAGAAACAGAACCGATGCGTCAGCTTGGAATAAATATGACAGTGGCGGCGATGGAATCATACGCTTTATCTCAAGGCATTGATAAATCGTGGCAATCCATGACGCAAGCGGAACAGGCATTACTGAGATATAACTACATATTATCAGTAACTGGAGCGCAACAGGGGGACTTCGCTCGGACTCAAAATACGTATGCCAACCAAACACGTCTTCTCGCATTGAATTTCCAGACATTATCCGCGACTATCGGACAAGGTTTCATTGCGGCCATTCTTCCGGCTATTCAGGCTCTTAACGCTTTGATGTCGGTTCTTCAGAGGGCGGCAGAAGCATTCCGGGACTTCATGTATGTTTTAACCGGATATGACGGCGGTGGATCACAAAGTGGTGTAGTAAATGATTTGGCCGGACTTGGCGATGCGTCTACAGGATTGGAGAATATAGGTGCATCCGGAGATGATGCGTCAGACGGATTAGATGATGCAACTGATTCTGCTAAAGAACTGGACAAAGCACTGTCTGTCATGGATTTTGATGAACTTAATCAATTAAGTTCTGCAATTTCTGATATTGGAAGTTCAAGTTCCGACGCAGGGGATCTGGGCGATTTAGATGATGTCAGTGTTCCAGGAGTGGACATGGGGACAGGCAATATTACGGATGCATTAGGGAAAAGTAAACTTCCGGATGCCGTAAATGAATGGGCGGAAAGAATCAGGAAAGCCTTTTTAGACCATGATTGGGATAAACTGGGAGAAGAAATTGCCTGGGGAATTAATAAAGGCTTACAAGCCATATACGATGCGATTAACTGGAAAAAAGTGGGTCCCAAAATCACAAAGTTCATCAATGCGTTTACAAAGACATTCAATAGCCTTGTAGAGCATATCGACTGGGATCTAATGGGAAGAACTGTCGGTGCAGGGATTAATACCTTGGTGAAATCGTTCAATCTTTTAGTAGGCCCAGGGGGAATTGATTTTAACCAAATCGGGGAGAAACTCTCGGTTGGACTAAGAGGTGCCATTAATGAGATTGAATGGACGGAGCTTGGAAACGCACTTGGTAATGGTTTCATGGTCGGATGGAATATCCTGTCTGGCTTTGTTACTGACATGTCGCGGAAAGACGATGCAGGAATTACAGGATGGGAATCTCTTGGGACGGCTCTTGGAAAAGCGGTAAAAGGAGTTATTGACCGAATTGATTTTGAGACAATCGCTATGACGTTCTCGAATGGGTTCAACGGGATATTTTCTGCTCTAAAAAGCTTTAATGCGGAAAAACCATTTGAAGGACTTGGCGAAAAAATATCTTCTGCCTTGAACAAAGCTATTCACAATTTAAACGCTAAGGAAGCGGGAGAAGCATTTAATGACTTTGTCTTTAGCATTTTAAATGAGCTTCTTTATATCGCGGAAAATACAGACTGGGAAGAGTTCGGAAGAAAAGTTGGAGAATTCCTGGGAGAGATTGATTGGTGGGGGATACTCACAACCGTTGTAGACATTATCAAAGAGACCCTGGGCGGTCTATTTACAGGGATGGAAGAAGGTAGTACAGCCGGTAAGATAGCATCATTTTTAGCGAAAGCATTTATTGCTGTAAAAGTGGCGAATATCGGCGGGATTTCTTCACTTGTTTTTAAAATGATTGAAAAACTAGCAGGATACTTTTTGGAAAAAGCAGCTATTTCTAAATTAAGTTCTGCGATCGGAGGGGCAACTGACTCGGCTCTTGGTGAAGCGGCAACAACAGTAGCAGGCGGAACAGGAATGAAGGCCTTGTCTTCTAGTATATTGTCTCTCGGAGGAATTTTTGGAGGAGCAGCTGTCTTAGCATGGGGAGCTACAGAGGCTGTAAAATACTTCAATAAAGAAAGCGTAGAAACAGCAGAAAATACTCAAAAATTAGCAGACTCCTTAATGGATATGAAAAAATCCGGGGAAATTACTGCGGAACAGTGGGAAAAGCTTTATACAGTAATTACAGATGGTCAAGCTTCCGGGGAAGATGCTGCCGAAATTTTTTCTGATGTTGCAGATAAAATGGAAGATATGGGCGTATCATCCGATATTGCAAAAGAAGCGATTGAAAATGCAGGTGGAAGTTTTGAAAATTTATCTACCAAGGCTAGTAATGCAAAAGAAGAAATAAACAAAACAGATTTTACTCCTCTAATATCTCAGTTAGAATCGACATCCACGGCGATTGGCGATGTTGAATTTTCTAAACTAGCTATTGATGCAGCACAAACTATTGATTCAGTAGGCGGAATCTGGCAAAAAGGCATGGATGGCTGGAAACAGATAACTGGAGAAAAAGCGTTAGAAATCTACCAAGGAATTCAGGAAGGTATCTATAAAGATAACGGACAAGGATATTATGACATCGGTAATGGTGTGCTTGTTAGTTTAGGACAAGGACTGTCAGAAGGAACGGAAGGATTTAGAAGTACACTTGATACCTCTTTAATGCAGACTATTAGAGACAAATTACCAGAGGGATACACAATCGCCTACGAAAATGGAAAGCTTACCATAGACCAATATTCGGCCGGTATAACAGATGGTGGCGATTCTCTACTAACAAATCTTAATAATGCAACCATAGCTAAAATTAATGAGATTCTTCCTCAAGGAAGTACATTGGCGTATAACAATGGACAGTGGACAATACAACAGTATGCAGCCGGAATCAGTGGAGAGGAAGATGGAGACACAGTAGGAAGTGCGTTAAATAAAGCTACAATAGACAAAATATCCGAAGTTTTGCCGAAAGGAGTAACAATCTCTTACAACAACGGAGAAGCAACTATTAAAGGATATGCATCTGGATTACAAAGCGATCCAACTTCTATCACAGAAGCGGTTAAAAAGGCTTTTGTTGATGGTGTAGATCTAGAAAGACAATTAAAAGAAAAATATTCTGGCTATGCCGCTTTTTCCGTTAAAGGTTACACAGAGAAAATGGAGGAATTAAAAGGCGAAACAGGAGATAAGATGGAAGATTTCGCAAAGAACGCCTTGATGGATCCATTTGCTAATAAATTAGAGATTAATTCTCCTTCAAAAGTATTCGAGGGATACGGCGAAAATGTGGCACAAGGACTTTCAAACGGAATTGATGCCGAATCCGACAAGCCCAAAAACAGTATTATTAATATAGCAGATTCTATAATGGATCATATGAATAATGCTTTTGATAATTTAAGCAGAATATTTAGGGATGGAGAGGATTCGGCGAACAGAAGCGCGAGTAACATAGAAAATGCTTTTTCAAATTTATATATTCCACTTCCACATATCAATTGGGATTGGAATTATATAGGAGTTGGTGATTGGGAGATTCCAATTCCAGACTTTAGCATTTCATGGTACAAAACCGGTGGACTTTTTACAAAAGCAACGATAGCGGGCATCGGTGAAGCAGGGAATGAAGCAGTATTGCCGTTAGAGAACAAAAGAACAATGTCTATGATAGCCGACAGTATTTTGGATAATGCTTCATCAGGGTCTGGACTCACAAAAGAGGAAATGAAGCAAGCAGTTGCTGAAGGTGTTGCTATGGCAATGATGAATCAGCAGCAGAAGCCAATCAATCTAACGATATATTCAGAACTCCGTACCGAAGATAACGAGGTTCTCGCCAGATCGGTACAAAAAGGATTTGAAAGCCTTGATTACAGGATGAATCCGGTTGCGTCATATTAACAGCAAGGTTATAGGGACAGTACAATTTTCTAGTCTGTCCCTATAATTCTTCCTTTTAGCATCTAATAATGATATAATACATTTGTACAAAAGGGAGGGGATTAATATGGCATTAATAAAGTGTCCAGAATGTGGAAAAGAAGTAAGTGATAAAGCAAGTTCATGTCCAAATTGCGGTTATCCTATAAGTAACATAAAAATACAAGAGAGGAATGTAGGAACAGCGAATTCAAATATAGTTGATGAAGAAAACATGAGGTTTGTAGAAAGGCCATTATGTTCTTTTATATTTCTTTTATTCTTTTGGCCAGTAGGCATGTATACGATGTGGAAATACAAACATTTTTCATCTACAGCAAGAATTATTATTACAATTCTTATAATTTTTTTGCTGTTAATATATATAATTGGGAATATGCGATAAGGATGAGGAGGAAGAACGTATGGCACTGGTAAGATGTCCAGAATGTGGAACTGAAATTAATGAAAATCTGAATAGCTGTCCGAATTGTGGTTATCCAATTCAATCTCAGACGAGAAATACAGTTGATAACGAAATACATTCTGAAAAAATTGGGTTATCAATTGCATCTATGGTTTTAGGGATTGTTTCAATTTTGACGATATGTGTTTGGATTGGAGTCATTCCTGCAATTATAGGACTTGTTTTAGGTATAATTGTTTTGAAACAAAAAAGAAAAGGAAAGGGAATGGCCATAGCAGGAATTGCAATGTCTGCTCTTGCTATTCTTATTGTAGTAATGATGTTTGTTTGGTTTAGTAATTCATCCAAAGGTATTAGTGAGGGACATGATAACAATAAAGAAGAACTTAAACAAGAACAAGAAATAATCGACGGATTTGAAAGAGCTGAATATGATAAATTTAATTCATATGCTTCTGAAAATGGACTCGATGGAACGTTAATTTATATTGAGGGAAAAGTTATAAACCAGACAAAAATAGATAGCGATGAAGGTGAGCCGCCTCTATTAGCAATAGTTGTTGAACAAGAGGACAAGAATAGATGGGATGTAAATGTTCCGTCTGAGTCAGAAATAGAAGAAATAGGTGGTGAAAATGTCAGAATATTTGGGACATACCAAGGATTTTCTGATGTTCTGAATCTCCCGGCCGTTAGTGTTGTGGTAGATGATTATGAAATAATGGATTTGGCAAGAATTGATATTAAAAAGGATGATGGGAAATATGAAACAGTATGGAATTTTGGGGATTATGTGAATTCAAACATAGATACGGATGATATAGAAACTGATGAAAAGGTATATCTAACCGATGAAGAAATTCCGCAGTTCTTTTTAGATCCAGATAGTTTTAAAGGAAAATATATAAAGCTTACGGGGGAAGTTTTTACAGCTCCACAAGATACAGGTGAATACGTTGAACTTCAAGTGTGGAATGACCCGGAAAATTCTAAAAATAATTTTTTGGTTAAAGCACCAAAAGATGGAACAGAATATACGAGTGAATCATATGTTGTTGTAGACGGGAAAATTGAGGGAATGGTAACAGGGACAAATTTAGTTGGAGGAATAGTAAGTGCTCCTATAATTGATGCCGAAAAAGTAGAAATCTCAAGTTATAAAGATGTAGTACGTCCTACAATAAAAGAATGTGAGTTTGATGCTTTAACAATAGATCAATATGGATATTCTGTTTCCATAGATAAAGTGGAATATGCTGAATTAGAAACTAGAATATATATTACTGTAAAGAATAATGGCGGAAGCAAATTCAGTATATTTAGTTATAGTGCAAAACTAATCCAGAACGGACAGCAGTATGAAACGGAAACGAATTTTTACGCGGATTACCCTGATTTGCAATCAGAAGTTCTTCCTGGCACAGAGAGCTCAGGAGTCTTAGTGTTCCCAACGATTGACGCAAATACAGATTTCCAGTTTTATGCTGAAGGGTACAGCGAAAATTGGGAAGAGGATATTCAGCCATATCAGTTGAGTGTGGCTGTTCAGAATTAA